ACAACTGGATTCGACCGCACCAGTTCAACGATGGACTGCCCCCGGCTCAAGCCGAGGAAAAACTCAACGCCGTGTCCGGGATTAGTTGACCACTACAACTCGATCCTTCTGCTGAATCTCTTCCTCGGCTGGACGCTTATAGGTTGGGTGATCTCCATCGTATGGTCGGCATCCTCCATTGCACCGATTGAGCCGATTAGGGTTCGTCCGGAAGCTGATCCAGTTGAGGATAAGTATCAGAAGATCGAGCGCCTCGGCAGCCTAAAAGAGAAGGGGCTGCTTACCGAAACTGAGTACGAGGCTGAAAAGGCCAAAATCTTGCAGAGCTGAATGCCTGCACAAATAACCCGCTTAGGCGGGTTTTTTTATGCCCGGAGAATAGGTATGGCTCAAACGTCACGCTTGGTTTTGGAGATTGATAGCCGAGATGCAGAGCAGAAAGCATCGGATACCCGGAAGGCTTTGGAGGCTCTCGAAAACGCTGGGCTTCGCGTCAAGCCAGCTATGGACAAGGCTGGAGCCGGGATGGAAGGCGCCGGGAAAAGTGCCGATAAGGCTACAAAGTCCTTTGCTTCTGAGCGAGATGAAATCGAATCTCTGCTCGGCAGGATCGATCCGCTAACCAAAAAACTTGGCGAGCTTGACCGCCAAGAGCAGGAACTGGCACGCCATCGCGCGGCTGGAAACCTTGATCTGGACACCTACTCGGACTACCAATCGAAAATCAGCGCCACTCGAACCGAGCTAACCCGCTTCAACGACTCCATGACTCGCACGGGCAACACAGCGAAACAGACGGCCGCCGCGATGAGAATGCTGCCAGCGCAGTTTTCCGACATCTTCATTTCGCTTCAGGGCGGGCAGGCGCCGCTGACGGTGTTTTTGCAGCAGGGCTCCCAGATCAAAGATTCCTTTGGCGGGATCGGTGCAGCCTCTAAAGCATTGGGCGGCTACCTGATGAGCCTTGTGAACCCCTTCAGTGTGGCGGCGGCGGCAGCGGGAAGCCTGGCCCTTGTCTACTACGATGCCGAGAAAGAGGTCAGCGCCTTCAATAAGGCCCTGTTTTCTGGATCTGCGAACTCCGGTCAAACCTCTGCGAGCCTTGCGAAGATCTCAAAAGACACCTCAAGCATCACCGGCAACCTCTCCCAGGCAAAAGACGCGGTTGTAGCTCTAGCAGCCAGCAGCGGCCTGAGTCAGGTGCAGTTCAAGAATTTGGCCGAGGCGTCAGCTTCGATATCTGAATTCACTGGAAAAGGCGCCGGCGAAGTCGCCAAATCTCTTGGAGATATGGGCGACAACGCCACTAAGGCGGCTGAAAAGATCAGCGCACAGTATGGGTTACTTACATCTGCCCAGTACGAAGTGATCGTTGGGCTGGACAACCAGGGCAAAAAACAGGAGGCGCTTGATTCGCTCAGCGAGTCACTGAATCAAAATGCTCAGGAGCGGCTGAAAAAATATCGCGAGTCGCTTTCGGATGTTGAGCGGAACTGGAACGATATCGGTGCCGCTATCAGCAATGCGTACTCCAACGTCAAAAGTTCACTGTTTCCAGACCTGAATCAGGAAATTGCGAACCTGGAGAAGGTGCTGGAGGGGCGGAAATCGGGCGGTTTCCTTTCGAACTTCTTCAGCGATGAGCTCGGCCCGGACAGCCAGTCGACGAAGTTCATTGAGGCTCAACTCAAGTCGCTGAAGCAGCAGCGAGACGTTGCGGCGTCAAAAGCTGAAATTGATGCAGCCGCCACTCGGCAGTATCAGGATCGCATTGCGGCCGAAAGCAAGTGGGCGTCGATCACCAGCAAAAACATGTCGGAACAAAAGAAGCTTGCGCTGGACATAGCCGAGGCAAGGAGGGTGGGCGTCGAGGCTGGTAAGTCGCAGGCCGAAATTGACAAGGAAGTGGCCGACATTCAAGCCAAATTCGACAAGAGCCAGGCGAAACCAAAGGCCGTAACCGAGGACGCCGGCCAACGGATGCTCGACGAAGCCCGGCAGCGCTACGCAGTACTTCAGCAGCAGAACTCCCTCATCGGCAGTCAGGCTGACGGAACAAAGTCGCTCGGCACCGAGGCCAAAAAGCTGCTCGAGCTGGAACAGCAAATCGCCGACCTGAAGGACAAGAAGACGCTCACCGCCGCGCAGAAGCAGATCCTGGCCATGGCTGATCTCAACGTGGCGCAGCAGAAGCAGAATGCGGCGCTGGAAAAACAGACCGACCTGCTGAAGACCGCAACCGAGCAGCGACAAAAGCTCGCGGCGTTCCAAGAGAACCTGCAATCGCAGCTGAAGACCGCCCAGACCGGGTTGGATAACGATTTGGCAGGCCTCGGCATGGGCGACCTGCAGCGTCAGCGGCTGAAGGAGCAACTGAGCATCCAGCAATCGTATCAGTCGCAGCTCGACCGACTGACCTATGACTACAACAAGAGCAACAAGTCGGCCGACAAGACGGAGCTCTACAACCAAGAGACCGAAGCCCTGCGTTCGGCTCTGCAGACCCGCCTCGCGATGCAGCAGCAGTACTACTCGGACGTGGACAAAGCCCAATCGGACTGGTCGCTCGGCGCCTCGTCGGCGTTTCAGACCTACTCCGAGCAGGCCCGCGATGTTGCCGGCCAAACCCGCAACCTGTTCACCAACGCCTTCAGCAACATGGAAGACGGCATCATCCAGTTCGTGAAGACCGGGAAGCTGTCGTTCAAGGATCTGGCGGATGGAATCATCGCCGACCTGATTCGCATCCAGGTACGCCAGGCGGCGGTGGGCATCTTCGGATCACTCTTCGGCGGGCTTGCAGGTGCCGGAGCTTCCTCGGCGGGCAGCGGCACCATGACTGGATTTAGCGAGCCTTTGAAGCAGTTGTGGACAGGCGGCTACACCGGCGACGGCGGCAAGTTCGAGCCGAAGGGGGTGGTGCACGGCGGCGAGTTCGTGGTGCGCAAGGATGTGGTCAGCCAGCCCGGTGCCCGGGAATTCCTTGAGCGCATGAACGCGAACTCGAAAGGCTATGCAGATGGCGGCTACGTTGGATCGGCTGTTGTGAACACGAAATCCAATGTCGTGCCTATCTCCTCGGCTTCGCCCGCGACACCTGTCATTCAGCAGAGCTTCAGCTTCCAGGGCAGCCCTGATGAGGCGACCGTCAATATGGTTAGGGAGGCCGCTATGCAAGGCGCCAAGGGCGGCTACGAGATGGTCGTACGCGACCTGAAAATGAACGGAACCATCCGCCAACTGATCGCGCGGCGATAGTTTTTAAGGAGTACTGCATGGCTCTCACGTGGCCGGCTTCGCTGCGCCCGTCAGAAATGACGTGGGGCATCGTCAACAACAGCAGGGCGTTCACTTCGACGCTCTCGAATGCCCAGCAGATCATCGGATACCCGGGCGCCTACTGGCAGTGCACGTTGACCTTCGGATTGCTGACCAGGGCCCAGGAGCGCGAGTTGTCTGCGTTCCTTGGTCGACTGGACGGAATGATGGGCACCTTCAACCTGCCAGCATTCACTCGGCGCCGGACGAACAGCGCCGGGGCGCTCACGGTGGTCACCGGAAACGCTCAGGCGCGGTCAATGGTGATCGGAGGTGCAGCCGCGAACTCGCCAGTCTTCAGTGTTGGCGACTACATCACCATCGCCGGCGAGATGTTCGAGGTAACCGACCCTGCATCAGCTAATGCGCAGGGCAGGGTGACCGTGCTGCTCAACAAGCGAATCCGCAAGGCGCTCACAGCCGGAGCAGCTGTTGAGTACCTAAACCCGTACTCGGAAATGCGGATGACCTCCGACACCTGGGCCATGTCCGTGCGGCCGGTGGTCTCAAACGGCAGTTATCAGTTCAGGGAGGCCTTCTGATGCCCTCAACATTTCCGTTCAGCCAGGGTGTGGTGAACATCATCGCCACTGGCAGATTCATGCCTGTGTACGCCGTGCAGCTCGACTTCGTCGACGGGATGGTCTTCGCCCATACCGGCACCGGCGATCTGGTGGTGGATGGGATCACGTACCAGGGAGTGGGCAACTTCGGCCAGGTCAGCCAGTCGCAGGAAAGCGACAACTCGAGTTCGCCGATGTCGGTCGAGCTGACCCTCAGCGGACTTGATTCCTACATCCTCTCCGAGACGAACGTGCGCGGTTGCCGCGGCCGGATGGCCAAGGTTCTGTTCGTGGTGTTCGACGAGGCCGGCAACTATGCGGCTGACATTCTGTTCTCCGGCCGAATGGATGCCGCCAAGTTCTCGTTCGCCGGCAACGGCCAGGACGGCAACAGCATCACGGTGCCGGTGATCGACCGCATGGCCGAATGGAGCCGTACCGGAACCGAGCGCTTCACCGACGAAAACCACCGCGCGCGCCACGACGGCGACCGGTTCTTCTACGCCATCGCCCAGATGTCCGAGTGGCCCATCTACTGGGGCTCGAAGAAGGACGCACCGACATTCACCTATGGAAGCTAGCCATGCGCTACCGAGACTGGACAACCCGTCTGAACGACGTGATCAGGGCCGCACAAGAGCGGCCTTTTTCATGGGGAGAATTCGACTGCTGCCTGTTCGCGGCCGACTGCACGGCGGCGATCTGCGGTGTCGATCCTGCAGAGAACTACCGCGGCAAGTACAAGACAGAGGCCGGCGCCAAGCGGCAACTGAAGAAGCAGCACGGCAGCCTTGAGGCTGCTTGGGATACCCATTTTGCAAGGGTTCCGCTGTCCTTCATCCAGCGTGGTGACGTGGTCATGTACAACGCGCCCGGCGGCCGGAGCATGGCCGTGTTCTGGGCTGGTGATTACTGGGCAACTACCGAAGACGGCGCGGCACGCGTCGTATGCGAGCCTCTGGCCGCGTGGAGGGTTGAATGAGCGGCGGAGTCAAAAAGCTTGCCCAGGTCGTTGTCGGTGCGGTCGTTGGCTTTGCGCAGGGCGGCCCATGGGGTGCCGTTGCCGGCGCCGCGCTGGCCTTCTACGCCGCCGAGCAGCAGGAGAAGCTCAACACCAAGTCGCCATTGCGCGACAACGAGCCTTCTGCCCAGACCGTTCGGTCGTCAAAGGCGCCTGTCAGGTTCATCCTGGGCCGGGTCTCCACCGGCGGCGTGCTTGTGTGGGCCCAGGAGCAGCCGGGTGCTCAGGGGGAGGGTGAATGGCTTCACCTGGTTTACGTACTTTGCGAGGGGCCGATCGCGGCGCTGGAAAACATCTACCTCGGCGAGGAGGAAATCAGCACGTTCGGGGCCTATGCGTCGTATGAGCTGGTGGTTAATCCGACCCAGGTCAACGCCTTCCTGAAGGCCAACTGTCCAGACTGGAAGGACAGCCAGATCGGCCGAGGCCTGTCCTATGTCCGAGTTTCGCTGCGTTACAGCGCCGAGAAGTTCCCTTCCGGAATCCCGGACACCCGGTTTGTCGTCCGCGGGAGGACCGACATCTACGATCCGCGCACGAACACCGCTGTCTATAGCGCGAACACTGCCTTGCACCTGCTTTGGTTCCTCCGCGCACGGTGCGGCGTTCCTGACGACGAGATTGTCTTCGAGACGTTCGCCAGCGCAGCGAACGTCTGCGATGAGGCTGTGACCAACGCCGACGGATCCACCAGCCAGCGTTATCGGACTGGGTGCGTCATCGGCGCCGACGAGCAGCGCACAGGCGTCCAGCAGAAGCTGGAGGCTGCCTCCGGTGGGCACCTGATCCGCGTTGGCGGCCGGTGGATGTTTCAGGCCGGAGCCTACTATGGGCCCTATGACTTCGAGATCACCGAGGACATGGTGATCGGCACGATCTCAGGAAGCACCGAGCCGACCAACGACTCAGCCATCAACACCGTGCGCGGAACCTTCATTGATCCTGATCAGTCGTGGATCGAGACCGATTACCCAGAGGTCAGCGTCTCTGAATGGATTGTTGAGGACGGCGGCGAGGCGGCCGAGACGCTGACCTATTCCTACGTCACCGATCCTTATCAGGCGCAGCGCTTGGCGAACATGGAGCTTCGCCGGCGCCGCGCAGGCGGCGCGATCAGCATCCCGATGAACTTTTCCGGCTACAACTGCCGGCCCGGTCGCGTGGTGAGGGTTAACCTGCCGTCGCTGAACATCCTGGGCGAGTTCATCGTGTCGGACTGGTCGATGGGTGACAGCGAAGGCTGCACCGTGCAGGTCAAGCAGTATGAGGCGGCCATCTTTGATGACGCCGTGGGCCAGCCGTACAACCCCATCGGCTTCATCAGCCTTCCGGCGGGCGGTCTTGGAACGCCGACTGCGCTGGCCTGGACGCAGGACACAACCGCTGAAGTCACTCAGGGGATCCTGTCCTGGGCACCGCCGACCGGTATCGTGAAAGAGTACGTCGTCATTGTTCGCCAGGGGACGACGGCCGTTCAGTCGCACAATGTCCCGGCGACCTCGACCGAATGCGCTATCAATGGCCTGCCTTCCGGCAACTACACGATGAGCGTGGCAGCCGTTGGGCCAATGGCCCGATCTGGCGAGGTGACGATCACCGTCAGCATCAATGGCCCACCAATCCCTGAGAGTTGCGTGGTTCAGTCATCCATCGACAACATCGTTCTGATCCCGAGCAACTCGCAGAACGGCCTCAACGGCGGCACCTACGAGTATTTCTTCAGCACATCGCCGACGGCCACTTCGGCCGACGCTGAGTACCTGGGGCAGGGGCTGACATTCACTCACACCGGCCTGGGCTTCTGGACGAACTACTACTACTTCATCCGTTCCTCGAACGCCTATGGGAAAAGCTCGTTTCTCTACGTTCCAGCCCAGACGTCCAACGACGTTACGGCCTATCTTGCTGCGCTGGCCGGAAGGGTAGGCCGCACCGAGCTGGGCCAGGACATCGTGGACGAGATCGACAAGATCCCGGGCCTGCAGGATCAGATCGACGCACTTGGTGGGCTCAAGGACTACAACCCCGACGACACCTACGAGGAGTACGACCTGGTGGTGGTCGGCAAGCGGATCTACCAGGCCACCGGCCCGGTGCCCAAAGAAACGCCGCCGCCGAACCAGACCTACTGGCTCGACGTGGGCCAGTCGGTCGAAACGGCCAATGGCCTGGCCCAGCAGGTCGCCACCAACACCGCCGAGATCACGGAGCTCGACGGCGTTGTGACGGCGCAGGCGACGGCATTCGAGGCCCTGCGCGCATCGTTCCGAGACGACAACGGGGAAGGAGAGCTGGCTGGCGCACTGGAGGGTTGGAGCAGCACTGCAGCCATCGCCACGGAAGGCAAGGTGCGGGCATCGGAGAACCTGGCCAGCGCGCAGAAACTGACCACGCTCGACGCCCGGGTCGGCGACAACGAGGCGAACGTCACCGATCTGCGGCAGACGGTGGCCACCGACAAGGAGGCCACGGCGCAGGCGATCACCCAGGTCAACGTAAAGGTAGGCGAGAACACCGCGGCGATCCAGGAGACCTCGACAGCCTACGCGAACACCGCCGGGCAGCTGTCCACGATGTGGTCGGTGAAGATGCAGCTCACGTCGGACGGCAAGTACGTCGCCGCCGGGATCGGCCTCGGCATCGAGAACACCGGGGCCGGCCTGCAGAGCCAGTTCCTGGTCAGTGCCGACCGGTTCGCGATCGTCAACACGCTCGCCGGCGGCGGGATCTCGGTGCCGTTTGCGGTCGAAGGCGGACAGATTTTCTTGGGGCCAACCTTCATCAAGGACGGCAGTATCACCAACGCGAAGATCGGCAACTGGATCCAGTCCAACAACTACATCCAGGGCTCCCAAGGCTGGCGCCTGTGGTTCGACGGCACGTTTGAGATCAACTCGCCGTTCTCCGGAGGCGGCCGGCAGCTGATCAACAACGCCGGTGGCAAGGTCTTCGATCCAAACGGCGTCAAACGCTACCAATGGGGGGATTTGAGCGCATGAGTTACGGCGCAAGGGTGTGGGACGAAAACGGCAACCTGATCATGGACACCACGACATTCACTTACCAGGTGATCTGGCAGGGTGTTGTCGACTTCAGCGGGACGGTGGGCACCTACACCTTCAACATCCCAGACTTCAACCCGGCGAACTGCGTATTCATGATCATCCCGACCCGGGCACAGGATGTTCAGTCCTCCGAGACTGACGGGTTGGGCAACAGCAAGTCCTATCCCTATGTGACGACCTCGGTAGGCCAGGTCGTGGTCAGGTTTCGAAATCCATCCTCGAGTGCTGGCACGATCGGCTCAAGGATTGTCGCAAAGGGCTACGCAATCAGGTATTCGACATGACCTACGGGTTCCAGTGCATCAATGACAATTCGTTCGTCCAGATCGACTCCGAGATGCCAAGGCTTTGCCTTCTCACCAAGGGTTCGTACTCAGGCAGCGGCACCGCATCAGGGGTGTTCGCCCGTCCGGTGACCAGCCAGGATCCGCCCCTGGTGTTCATCCGCCCGAACCAGACCGGGACGATACAGGTTCCCATCTCGGTCTGGTTCACCGGCGGGCCGGGGAACTGGACGGGCTTCTCAATGGCGGCCTCTGTAGTCGACGCTTCGCTGAGTGGGCTGTACTTCGTCGCGGCCTGGGCCTCGATGGGCACCGCGACATACGGTGTTCGGATGTGGGATCAAAATGGGGCCCTGGTCTACGACAGCGGCGCGCCGGCGGTGGTGGTCACCTTCGCCGCCGGCAATTGGACGTACCTCGGCAACGAGCTGCTGACGGTTGGGCGCCGCTACTTCTGGGGGATCAATAAGGTGCTCGGCGCCGGCGAGTACGTGTCGCTTAACCCGTTCGCGATGAACTGTCACAACGACGCCACGGGCGGCGGCTGTGCCTTGGGCGTCGACTACGCAAACGGCCGAATCATGATGTACAGCCTGGCCACAACCGCCTGGACAGACCAAGGCCACCGCCCATTCCTCTGCGCCAAATTGCTGGCCTGATCACCAACTTCCTGGAGTTACTCCATGCCCTGGTACAAAACCGGGACGGTTTCTGTCGTCCAAAATTCCAATGCCGTGACCGGCACTGGCACAGCCTTCATTTCCAACTCGCGGGTGGGTGACGCATTCCGCGGGCCCGATGGCGGCTGGTACGAGGTCACCAACATCGCCAGCGACACGGCGATGTCGATTGCGCCGCCTTACCTTGGGGTGACCGCTTCGGCCGGCAGCTACGCGCTGGCGCCGATGCAGGGCTACGTCAAGGATTCCGCTGACGCACTGCGGGCGCTGGTAAACCAGTTCGGCGGCGTGCTTTCGGTGCTTGGCAGCGACCCGACGCTGGCCGGCGTCCGCGATGCGCTCAACCTCGAATCGACCGACGGGCTCACCGAAGGAGCGACGAACAAATATTTCACCGAGGCGCGTGTTCGGGCCGCGGCCCTGACAGGCTTCACGGTTCCCGGTACGCCTGCCGCGGTCGTGGCGACGGACAGCATCCTTGCGGCGTTCGGCAAGCTCCAGGCCCAGGTGGCCGCCCGCGCCGCGAAGGGCGATAACTCCGACATCACGTCGCTCAACGGGCTGACGACACCGCTGTCACTGGCGCAGGGCGGCCTCGGCGGCGCTCAGGGCTTCATCGAAGGGCTGACCATGACTTGGTCGTCGGCCACCTCGGTGGCGATCGGCGCCGGCAGCGCCTACGTGCCTTCGGTCAACAAGATCGTCAGCTACGCCGGCGGTACCCTGACGCCGTCCGGTGTGGCAAACAGCTTCATTCACCTGTACCTGACTTCTGCCGGCGCCATCGAGCAGAGCTCGACTGCGCCTGCCCGGTACTACAACCAGGCGCACGTCAAGACCAGCGACATCAGCCGCCGATACATCGGCTCGATGCTGGTCCGGGCCACCGCCAACCAGGTCTACAAGTTCGAGCACCACCCCCTGGACAGCTCGGTCGTGTACAAGCACGCCGACCCTCAGACGGCGCCGTTCATTCTGCTGAACGCAGCGAGCGGTGCGGCATCGTTTTCCTGCAGGCCTTGCACGCCATCGACTGCGCATACGCTCGAGGCAGCCTGGCAGAACCCTGGAACGGCCAGCACGTATGCGCAGTTCACGCCGTCCGATGCCGGAACCTCGATCACCACCGGCTGGTCGGTCTTCGTCCTGGCCGGGATTGTGCAGAACGCCAGGTGTGCAATCGCAACGGACGGAACCATCACCTACCAGGCGAACGGCGGCGCGAAGGCCTCCGTCTACTGCATCGGCTACTACTTCGACAGGTGACAGACAATGCCCTACGCAATCACCGCCACTGGCTGGCGGGCCATCAATCCCGACATGGAACTGCTGGAAGGCGAGACCTACGTCGAGGAAATCCCCCAATCACTCATCGACGCCATCGCCGCGCAGGATCTCCTGCGCGAGACCACGGCCAACCTCAATGCCCGCACCCGCCTGGCGACGGCTCAGGTCACGGCCCTGCAAAGCCGGATCGACGCCATCAACGACGCGATCGACGGCGAATACGCGCTTCCCGAGGAGGTCGACGAGAAGCCACAGCGGGTGGCGGCGTTGGCCGACTGGAAGAAGTACCGCGTCCTGCTGGGCCGAGTGACCGGGCTCCCGGTCTGGCCGACGGCGCCGTCCTGGCCTGAGCAGCCCGAGCCGTACAACGAAGAAACCACCGTGGCCCGCGCGACTTCGGCATGAGCCGATCGCCGCGCCTGAGTCCGCCCGCCCAGCGCGGGCATTTTTTTGCCTGGAGAAAAGCATGACAGTCACCGAACAAGACCGCGACGTCCTTGCGCGTACGCTGTGGGGCGAGGCCCGCGGCGAGACCCAGGCCGGCCAAGTGGCCGTGGCCTGGACGATCCGCAACCGGGTGTTCGACGGAAAGCCCAATTCCTGGTGGGGCGAGGGCTACGCCGGCGTGTGCCAGAAGCCGTACCAGTTCAGCTGCTGGAACAAGGACGACCCGAACTTCGCCTACCTGTTCGGCGCGAAGCCGATCCCGGCCCGCGAGCTGTCCCAGGCCAGGGCGGCGGCGGACCAGGTCATCGACGGAAAGGTGCCTGATCCCACCGGCGGGGCGACGCACTACTACGCCCTCAGCATGAAGAAGCCGCCGGCCTGGGCCGCGAAGGCGAAAAAGACCCTGCAGCTGGGCGGGCACGTCTTCTTCAAGGACGTGCCGTGATGGCCGTCCCGTGGAAGGCTGTCGCCGCGGTGGTGCTGGTGCTGATCGGCGCCGGGGCCGCCTGGCTGTTCCAGGACTGGCGCTACGGGCAGCAACTGGCCGAGCAGACCCGTCAGCACGCCGAAACCCTCAACCAACTCACCCAGGCCGCCGCCGGCGCCCAGCAGGCTGAGCAGGACAAGCGCCTGGCGCTCGAGCAGCGCCTGTCGGCCAGCGAGCAAACCCACTACAAGGAACTCAGCGATGCCCAAAAAGACCAGGCGCGCCTGCGCGATCGCCTTGCCACTGCTGATCTGCGGCTGTCAGTCATCCTCGATGCAGGTTCAGCCGGTGCCCGTGACGTGCCACCGGCCGCCGGCGCCGGCGGCGTGGTTCATGCAGGAGTACGAGCCGAGCTTGACCCGGCGTTTGCTCAACGAATTGTCGCCATCACCGACGAAGGCGACCGGGGGCTGATCGCGCTGAAGGCGTGCCAGGCCTATGTCAGAGCGCTGAAGTAATAAACGAACTGAAACGATCTCTGCTGGCAGAGCGATATTCTCTGGATTAAATTGACTCTCCCCTATGAGTTGTTACAGCTAAAAAGGAAGTCAGCAGTGAAATTAAGAATCGATTCAGTTCATGGTCATGGCGATCACAAAGAAGAGCGAGTTAGGTTAACCGCATTAGATGATTGCAATCTGCACTACTACATGATTTCCGACGCAACTTTCGCCAAGGGTGGCGGGCTCTCAAATAAGCACAGGCACTCTAAGTGGTTCGACCCGAAGGAAGTAAAGAAGGGGGATAGAGTGGTGCTTTATACCCGAAAAGGAAAAGATGTAACTGTTAAGGGTGATGACGGCGTGGTATGGCACAAAGTGTATTGGGGATTGAACGCTGGAGTATGGAATGACGAAGGTGACGCCGCAGTTCTGATTAACATCAATGCGTGGAACAGCACCGCTGTGAAGTAAAACTCGTACCACTTTTTGTACCATTCCTGCGTTTTTGAGGGGGATTCAGGGGGTGGAATGCCCCCTGAGACCCTTTAAAACCCCCAGACCAAAAACGCCAGCATTTACGCGCCGCTGGTGAATTCTTGAAGTCAATAGATCGTTTTAGATGGAGGAGAAAGGCCGGCAAGAATTCCGCGAAGGCTATCGGCTTCACGTTTGTAGGCATTCTCCGAGCCGCGCATGTCGTGCATTTTTCTGCGGATCTTTGCTGTTTCTGCCGCCTTCTCGCGGAGGGTGGCCATGGCCTCGTCCCGCTGCCTGATGGCTTCGGCGTGCATCTGAACAAGCTTGAAGATCCGCTCCCGCTGCTGGCGCAGCTGCAGGGTCAGTTCCTCGAACTCGTTCTCGTAGATCTTGAGCTGGTGCCGGCAGGTTTCGAGCGGCGTCGGGCAGCCGAGCCAGTCGTCGGTGTTTTCGATTTCGGAGGGATCCACGGTAGGGGGCCTTGCTGTGTACTGTTTGGATATACAGTAATCGAGGCGCCACCCGGCCGACGAGGACCAGGCGACGAGCTGTCAGTCGGGCGTCATCAGGACGGCGAGGGTCATCTTGATGAACTCTTCGTTTTTGTCGATCGCCCAGAGAGCGCCGCGCACGTTGTCGGCGACCTCGGCGGATCCTCGCTGTTCAACCCAGTTCGAGAGCTCCAGGATGGCGGCCTCCAGAGCGAGCTGATTCTCGTTGATCTTGAAGAGCAGGGAAGGGAGCAGGTCGGCATTTGACATGGGATTTCCTCGGCAGAAGAAACCAGCGTAGCAGGGGATTTATTCGGTCGGCAGAACGCCTGGGATGCAGGGACTTTCTGGCCGAAAGCCTGTAGGGACTTTTGCGGGGAAACGTGAATTACGGTAAAGCACGGTACGGCATCGATTGCAGTGGGCGCCGTTCCAAATGACTGATCCGTATAGCTTTTTATGGCCCTCGCAAGCATGGGGTGCTAGGGGTCGAGTGTTCGAATCACTCCGTCCCGACCATTATTCCTGAGTAAAATCAGACACTTAAGCCGATCAATCAGATCGGCTTTTTTGTGCCTGCGCAAAACGCGCGCAAAATGTCACTGCATTTCAGTGCAACGTCACCACCTTGCGACTTTCTCCGATCCTGATTCGATCCAAGGCACGGTTCAGCGCATCCAAGGCATCCAGAAGGGCCTTTGCCTCAGCTTCCCGACCCTCCCCCCAGAGACGCTCAGCCATTTTGTTCAAGGCCTGGATAGAGCGTTCAATCTCGGCAGCGGTGGCTGCTTTGCTTTCCGGGTGTTTCTTAAGCAT